ATCCGACATTTGGGCAAGCAATGGATTAATCTCTAAGAACGCTTCATCAAGCTTTGCCTGAGTGGTTGAATTATTTGGTCTTGGATCGACTCCCGCCTCACTGCCTCCAACCTCGTTATTCATTGGTATTTCAGCGCCGTTTATAGAAACGACAAGACCACTTTGACCCGCTGGCCCCGTTGGCCCCTGCACATCAGCCGCAACGGTTCCGTTTCCGACTGCGCTAAACCCAGAGATATTACCAGAAAAATCTTTTGCCTTGAGTTTATAGTAATGCGTTGTGTTCTGTGTAAGCCCGCCATGAACAAGGCTGGTACCCGCAGATGTTCCAATCAAAGAATATGTGCCGCTGCTTGTTGTGCTATGGTGAACTTCCATAGAGGCGAAATCAGAAGGGAAGCTGTATCCCTGCCACGAAACCTCTAATTGCTTTACCCCCGCTGTAACGGTTGGGGCGCTTGGGGTTGAGGGTGCGGTTGTATCAGTTACCGCAGTTGCATTGATTGTTGCATATGATCCTGAATTTTCCCGCACTGTAACCGCTCGAACCCTAAAATTATAAGTCGTTCCAGCAGTAAGAGGCTCTATTTCAATAGCATTGTTTGGAGCAATAGTTGAGGAGTAATTTGATAAACTACTTGGCTTCCATTCTACCTCATAATGCCTGAGAATTGGACTACTTACAGCATTCCAAGAAAGAATTACCCTAGACATACTTGTGCCATCAGTTTGAAGGCTTGAAGCTAATGTAGTCGATAATCCAGTAATCGCTAAGTTAGATGTTGGGTCTCCTAAATTACTATTATTCTGGGTTATCTGTTGATATTCATCAGAGCTAATTGACCATTGATAGGCTGTAGATGATGTTTCTTGGAGGGTCATGTTTACCACTGGAGCAGAACCATCCATTCCTGACATCTTCCAAGACATTACACGGAATGTTTTTCTAGCCCACCCATATCTATCAAGAGTTACTTCAACAGTATCGCCTATCTGAACCCCAAAAGCTTTTTCTAAAGAAAAATCAGCACTGAATGTTATCTGCTCACGGCTAACAAACAAAACTTGCTTAGCTAATCTTTGAGCAGTCGCGCTATTAGTCGTAAGAGGCAACTCAAGATCAAGAATAGAAACTTCATCGTTATCTTCAGAAAGATCTGGGATTTGCTGTTGAGGGTAATCTGTAGCGATAAATCTACCATCTGTAGAGCCATCAATAAATGTACCTCGAACAGTATTAGTTGTATCGCGCCTCGAAAGCCGAGTTGCTATACTTATATCACTTCTAAAATCATCATACCCAAAGGCATTAGCATTACTTACAGAAGCATCTGGTGATTTATATGCACCAGCCAAAAGCCTCCATTTACCCTGACCCCAGAAAAGCGTTCCATTCAAGGTTGTCATTAAGGTATTCAAATTTCCGCTTGGTGTTGCTCCTGTGTCAAGAACACCACCAATTTTGAATGCATTGTTTTGAACTCCTACAACACCAGTTGACGCACAATCCGCAATAGCTGTTGCGATCATATTATCGTCAATATCTGACTGATCCGTATCCAAGCCAAGATTGCTTGTAAGATAATCCCTTATGGCAAGCGCTGGCTCGTCAGAATATTGCCATGTAGTGGGGTCATTGGTTCTGTGGGTGCCAACCCCTAGCGAATTATCGTAAGCGCTACTGGTGCTGTCTTTTCTGGGGTCATAGACTTTTTTGCCCTGTATTTTTGCAGTTACTAGAGGCATCCCATTTGGGAAGGTGTCTCTATCATATTCCAATCTTACATAAAGACAGGCAATCCCTTGACCTTTAAAACTGCTGTTTATTTGAGTAGGTTTGTAGGTCAAAGAATTTAAAGTAGAATATACGCTTTGATTTGACGCCCCCGTAAATTTTTTAATATAAACCTTACTGTTCCACTTTGAGGTTGTAACAGTTCCATCTGACCCAGAAAACGAAACAACCTCATCATCAAGGTATATATCCCCAATACTATTTACCTCATGTCCAGCAAGAGTAATGATCGTATGAAGATATTTATCATCGTTAGTAAGCTCCATATATGTTTTGGTGCCGCCCTTTCGGGTTTCGCCATATATGATTTCAAAATTTGCAACAGGATCAATATTATTGTTTAGACCGCTGCCCCCACCCATCTGTGGCATTTTTGGTCGGCCCATCCCAAGAGCATTTCCAAAAACACTTGAAAGCCCATAGAGCGCAATACCTCCAACAACCGCATAGGTTATTGTTGCATATCCAGCGCCTAAGATAAGGGTTCCTGTTGTAATAGCCATCAGAAAAGCCTCTTTGAAAATACGTTCTCAATGTGGTTATACCCTAATCTTGTCAGCAATACATCAAAGGGTTTATGAATTTTTGTATTAACAAACAGCAATGAAACGCCATCTTGCTTTAAATATTTCTCCGCAGTCTTGAGCAAATGCCATCCCGCAAGCCCTTTTCTATAATCTGGGTGCAGATATATTACATCATTTGTAGCAAAGATATGATCCTTATAATGAAGGGATTTTGCTGTAGTAGTTACGAAATATCCAACAAGCCTTTTACCCTCTCTGGCTGTAAATATTTGAAGTTGACCAGATTTTTCAGCTTCCTCATATTGATCCCAATCAGGGTTCAGATGAATAAAGTCTTTATTTAACGCGATTTCTTGCCAGTGTGATTTTAGAAGATCTTGTATCTCCAGATATACAGAAGCAAGAAATTCTTGCTGATATTTCATCGTTGCGCGGCCTCTTGCTCTTTTTTAGTTATACCTTCGCCCCAATTAAGTTTTTTATCTTGAAGATCTTGTACGAATGAAAAAAACGTATCTCCAGAATATAAACTTTGTTGGATTTCCTCAGTGTATCGAAAAGGTCGAATTCTCTCCAAATCTACTAATTTGCTTTCTACCTTAACCTCAATAGTCGAGCTTTCCCCACCATCCTTGATATTTAACTGATCCATATAACCAGAGAATATTTCTGTAAGATTGCTATTTCCCTGAACCCCAAAATAAACCTTGCTCAATCTTCCATGATATTCGTGCGACAATGCCGCTGTAACAAGAGAAGATGGCACACCAGTAAGTGTAAGAGTAATCCCAGATGCTTTTAGTTCTGATGCTTCCTCAATTCCGCTAATTTGCAGAAGATCCCCAGCGCCTACATATGTATTTGAGTTTGCAGAAAGATTACCTACTCCAGTCCAGAAATATACTGGTGCGGCTGCGCTAGTAGCCCCATTGTAAAAATTTAAATCTACTGCATAAAAAAGCTTTACCTCATCAGCTAACAATGCTGTGAGAATTGTGCTATTTACCGATCTTGGCATAATGCCCCCTTATTTTTTAACAGGGGCTTTCTTGCGCTTGGCTTTCGTTTCTTCTGGCCCCGCGTTGCCCTGCACTTCAATAGCCGCGCCACGCTCGATCATAGACTTTGCTAAAGCTTTTTGCCAAGGCTTATCTGTGGGCAAAATCTCACCAGCTAAATATTTACGGGCTTCTGTTCCAGATGCGTTGCTTTCTCCAGCTACGCTATAAATCATTTTTATTTGTTTCATTTACCCACCTTTTTTGAGGGAGAGGGAGGAAAGTGGACCCAAACCCCCCTCTCCCGTTATTCTTATGAAGTTGCGTGTTTCAGAACACGCATAGCTTCTGCAAGAACAACCTCACCGCCAACACGCTTACGAGCGATATAGCGAACTAGACCACCAGAAGCTTGGCTAAATGGGTCACGCAGAACTGAAAGCGCAACACGATCAACGATCATATATCCTCGACGGAAATCACCGATGAGAACAGATTTGGCACCAGAGGCCGCATTTGCTACATCAGGAGCTTCCACATATGGGATACCGATGATTGTGTTTGGAGCGCCAGACTGACCAGAGAAACCAGTTTGGAAAATGTACTGGCCCGCTGTGTCTTTCAACTTACGGATAATGCCCAAAGTAGCACGGTTGAACATCATTGTAGCGTTAGCCGCATACTCTGATTTCAAGCCATGCACCAAGTCCATCAGGTTATCGGTAGTAATAGCCGCTGATGCTGCACCTGTGGCGGTGTGAGCAACTACGTTACCATTTGTGATACCTGTTGGCTTATTTGTGCCATTACCAGAAATGAACGCCTCGCCTTCCGCTTTTGCGAATTGCTCAGCAAATTCTGTGTTCATTTCAGCTTCCATATTGAACGCCGCGTCCTCTAGCAACTGGCTAGAAATATCTACCAGAGCATAGGCTTCATGAGTTCCAATGGTTTTCAAAGCAGTGGTGTAACCAGTTGTTTCTGAGCGTGTACCAGTTTCCGCAGTCCAAGCCGCTGCAAAGTTCGCGGTCTTTTGTGGAATTTCAATCTCTTTCGAGTTTGTTTGACGGATACGAGCAACAGAACGCACAGGAGAGATTTCAGTTACGATCTTAATGATTTCTGCAACATATTCCTCTGGTGCCAAGTTACCAGCCGTTGCGGCTGTTCCAACTGTCAGCGCTTTAACTTCGTCGGCGTCTAAGCCTTCGTTGCCTTTACGCATGAACTTGTCCCAAGCTTTGATAGCAAAATCAACTTCTTTTACTTCTACACCTGAGTTTGGACGCTTGAGCATTGTTTCAATGCTATCCAATTTTTCTGAGAAACCTTCCGCAGCTTTTTCTTGCTGTACAAGCTTTTGGTTTACAGTTTCAAAGCGGTCAAGATCGGCTTCGATCTTTGACAATTTAGCTTCAACCAACGGGTCGGCTTCGCCTTTCTTTTCGATTTCTGCAAGACGCTGATCGTTTGTCGCTTTAAATTCTTCAAAAGCACCGTTCAGCCCTTCCAGATAAGTTTTAAGGTTATTATCCATGATAACGCCCTTTCTGAATTTAGGATTTTAGGATTTTAGTAAGCTTTTCAATTTCGCTTACTACTTCAAGAGGCATTTCCTGAGTGCCAGCATCCCGCTGTTCAAGTGCCTTCGCTACGGCAGAAGCCGCAACTTTCGCCTCGCTTCTGGAAAGATCCGCTGCATCCCGCAGGACTTCTTCCCATTCACGGACTGTTCTGTCGGTCTTTACCGCTGAAACCCTAGCTTTGGGGTTCATAGGAAAGGTTACGGCAGAAATCTCCATAAGGTCTACTGACTTGAGATAACGGCGCTTACGCTTATCATCATAGTCATAACCTTTTGCATCAACGCGGTAGCCAATAGACAAGCCATCAATCGCGCCCATTTTCATCAATTCATAAACTTCGCGGCCTCGCTGAGTTCCCATCGCCAAGCGACCCTTAACTTTAAGCCCGCGCTCATCTTCTGTTATTTCATCAAAAACACCAATCGGCTCATCAGGACGATGCTGGTAAAGCATCTTAACTGCTCTTGCACCCTTGCGACCAATAGATTGAGCAAATGCCCCCTCTACTACAATGTCATTACCAAGATCTTTATTTCCAAAGATTGAGCCGTAACCGCTGAACTCGCCCTTCTCGTCATCTTCCATCGCTTTGATGTCAAACTTAACGTCAAGCTGTCCATCTTCCTCTTTTGTCTCAATTTCAGAAGAAACTTCGTCAATATCGACTTGCTGTTCTTTATCGGTCATTTTGCTGCCCTCGTTATATGCAAGCGTCCTTGCACTAAATTGAACTCAATCTATCATAAGTTTGCGTCGATTTAAACCATGTCATCAAAAAGATCATCTTCCTCAGTAAAGTAGATCGCCAAACATCTGCAATTAACATTGTTTTTCGCCCCGCCGCTTCCATCATGCGGAAACTTCATTCGTATCTCTGCGCCACTGTCTCTAAGAATAAATGGCTCGTCAATCAATACCTCTTGACCATTAGCGGCTGAGTGAGAGGGTCGCGTTCTACTATCTCCTACAGATACCCATCTTTTCTTTTGATTTGGAAGGTTGAGAGATCGACTTGCAGTATCTGTAGCATATGAGGCTGCACCATTAGTTTCTGTCCTCGCAATCGTTGCGGCTCTTGATCTACCTACAGCACCCGCTGTTCTCTCTATGATAAGCTTGGCTGTCTCATCTGCCCCAAGACCATCCGCTTCACCAATCTGAATTGCTTTGAGTATAAGGCGCCTTGTATAATTTGATACATTGCGAACTCTTAACGCTCCATAAAGAAGATAGTACATATCTATGAGGTCAATGAATATTGACTGCTTTCTTCCGTCATAAACTCTTTGAGCGAATGTATCTATTACCACTGTGTACTGAGCTTTGAATACTGCTCGCATTTCCAAGTCAAGATCTTCAATGGCTAAGA